TCTGCCTCATCTAATGCACGTTCTCTTCTTGACCATTTTGATGTAGAGTAGTCAGCATAACCACCTTTAGTTGTTTTAGTGATTCTGAAATCCACACCTTTCACGTAATCCGTTGGCATTTCTTCCATCTCAGGATCCATCAATGCACCTCTGATAATGTTAAAGATCTGAGGTCCAATTATAAATCTTCTTACTGGATTCTCAGGGGTTGAGTCCTCTGCTAGTGGATTTGTTGTGACAAAACCTTGGAAAATGTAACTTTTCTTCTTCCAGTATTTCCTGCCCATGTCTTCCATGCTCTTGTCTTTGAACCACGGTCTGACTTCTGTCAGTACTGGACAAGTCTTGCCATACATCTCCATGCACGGTACTTGCACTGTTACTGGTCTAGAATCAGTCTGACCCTTGATACCTGCGAAAGGTAATTTGATCATGTTTCTTTCAGTCCAGAAGAATGTGTTAGTCTCGTCCCTGTCGGGCAAGAATCTGATCACTGCTTCTGATCCTTCTGCAATATTCCAGTGTGGGTAAATGGCGTTGTCTCCGCCTGTGTTGGAAGTGGAGCGATTCACCTCTTGAGATTTTAACTTCGCTCTTATTTCAGCCAATGATGCCATAATGTAAGCCTCCTTTATTGTGCCTATGTTGTTGTTTGCCTAAGTGTATATTAGACATATAGTACATAATATACAACTATATTTATCAGTTGTCTACTGTTATTATTGGTAATATGGAGGTTTTATTATGCTATGTTGGCCAGCGTCTTGATTCTGTCTAGTTCCGTGTTGATCTTTTCTGCTTCCGCTTGTGCTTCTGCTGGAACTTCCATTTCTTCTTCTGAGAAGAATTCTTCAAGTTGTAAGCCTGCCATTTCTATGGCATCTTTCAGTGTGTACTCGTCGTCGCCAACTTTAAACTTGTCGCCTGCTTTCATGCCTGCCGCTTTGGCCTTCTGCACTGCCTGTGCGAATTGATTGCCTTCGCCCGCCATTACTGGTTTTTTATTTTTTTGTAATTCAGCTCTACGTCTAAGTATTTCTGCTTTCAACTCTGGGTCGTTCATTGCTCCTGGAGTCATCTGTATGTCCTGTAATGCTTTTAGTTTTGCTTGTCTGTCCTCATCGTCTTTTGGCTCTTTAGCATATTCGTTCACAGTTTCTTCTACCCATGATTCAAACGCTTCTGTCTCTTTTGCTTTGCCTTTGATGTCTTTCTTGGGACTGAAATCAGCAGGATCCATTCTCACTTGATCCGTGTATCCTGGTTCTGACTGCATTTTCTTGTAGTCGTCGATGTATCTCTTTGCTAGTTGTACTGCAATTTTTTTGTTCTTGATGTAGTCTGGTGTTGCTTTGAATGTTGCTGAATTTTCCTGTTCCATCTCGTCTGCAACTCTTGAAGCAAAGTTTGCCACTCTATCTTCCTCACCTGATTTAGTTAACAGTCTAGATGCTATGTCTGATAAAATAGAACTTAACATTGTGTTCTTGTTTGTGAATTTTGTTACTTTCAACATCTTGTCTGCTGAATCGTCTTTCCTCAATACTAATTTTTGATCAGGATCATTTAAGAAACTTTGTACTACTGCTCCGTGGTCCACTGGTGCTTGTACAGGTGCGTCAATTGGTTCTGCATCTGGCTCTAGTTCGTTGACCTGTTCTTCTTCTTTAGGTGCTTCCAGTTCACTCATTATTCTGTTTATGATTGGTAATGCGTCCTCAACTCTGCTGTCTAGGTTGGTCATTGTGAACTTCTCTCTCATTTTGTTAACAGTTTCATCGTCCAGTATCTGTTCTTCCGATGTTTTGAAATCTTTACTTGCGTTCTCGTAGTGTGATTGGTTAGAAAGGTTCTTCATGTAACCTCTTAGGTTCTCTAGTTTCAATTTAGTCTGCTCAATGATGTCACCTGCGTTGTCGTTCAATTGGTCTTTGTTGGTAACGTATCTTGAGAATGAGTTTAATTTTGCTATGTCTTCTGAAGTTGTAACAATGTGTTGTCCAAATTCGTCATGCGGCCTTCCACCGTTAGCAACGTGTCTCATCATCGCTCTCGCACCTGCTAGGTGTGTGATTGGATACTTGAATCTTTCACCATCCTCGTTCTCGATGTACAGTGATTGTATCTGTCTTGATCTTGCACCAGGCACAGTCTCGTCAACTTTGCCTTTGTGTCTTATTATTAATTTTGTCTTGTCTAGGTTCTCATATGAACGTTTCGCAGTGCCTGTTAGGCCTTCGTTCACGCCTGCTAATTTTGTAATTCTCGCTAGTTCTTCTGACATTTCATCAGTATTTACCGTTTTGTTCGTATCTGCAAGATTTTCATAGTCCTGCTTCGTAAGGTTGTTTTTGGTGATATCTCTCACGTCAAAACGTAATTGATGCTCTACTGAGAAGTCTTTCAACTCCTTTAGGAACGCATACCATTCATCCTTGCTGTCCTCGTCAATCTTGTTGACTAGATCCCTGTTGTAATACACTTTCATGTTTTCACCGTCTGCTAGACTTATGCTAACACTACCAAATGTATCTGCGTCTTCTTGGAATTCAAACTCAAAGAACACTGCACTTCCCGGATCGGCTGTAGCGGCACCATTTTCATCACCTAGTCTAATGTTCGAGAACTGTGATCTAATCTTGTTGAATAGATCTTGTGAATTTTTTGGGTTCATATAGTGTATTTATTAACCTGTGAACGATCCAAATATAGGCATGGGTGTGATTTCGCTGGTACGATCTGTCCATTTTTCAAATATTTTAGGGTCAAAATCTGCTAGAACTTTCATCATACGTGTCATAAGCAAACAAGAACTTACTAGGTCGTCGTGCTGTCCTGGTTTTGCTTTGAAGCTCATTCCCGAAGCAACAAAATCCTTGAGTTCTGAGATTAGCAACTGTGAGTGAATCTTCATTTTATTGTTCTCTATGAGTTCTTTGAATTTTGTACATGCGTCTATCTTATGTTTCGCTGTTGTGTTGAATCCTCTTCTAAATTTTCTTCTGTGTCCTTTCCTTATAGGTTCTGACAGGAACATACCCATTATATTTTCTTCACCTATATCCATAACCCTTAAAAGGGCCGCTTCTCCTATTGAGTTGTTCTCCATTGAATAGAATATTTGTGGTGTAGCACTCGAATCTTTTTCCATAATAGAATCATGCAAATGTTTTGTGATTTGTTGTAGTATTCGTACTTGTTGATTCATTGGTGTGGTGTTATGGTGCCATTCACCAACTTGTTCAAAAGTAGGTAATTCAAAAACCTGTATTGCGGCGTAATCTCCTCCAGTACCCATGGCAGGATCCAAGGAAACCATGTAGGTCATTCCTGGTGTTGGCCGCTTAAACCAACGCACCTGTCCTGTGGTCTCAATAGGTGCCGATGCCTCCATATCCGCAAGATGTATGCTGTCTATAAGTGTTTCATCAAAGATTAAGAATTCACATTCGTGTTCCCTTCTGAATCTTTCGTCACCTATTCTAGACCTTTCGGCAGTTGCCCAAGTGTCATCTCTGTCCGGATGTTCTGACCAGTGTGCTTTCATGGCGTAGAATCCATTAGTTCCTATTAACTTGTCATTGCCATATTCGTCGAATCTTTTATTTGCTTCTTTCCAAATCAATGCAAACTGATCTTCATCAGAGTTGGGTGTGCTTGTGATCATGCATTTACCACCTGTGCTCAATGTAGGAGATAGTGATGTCCAAAACTCTTTAGCCTTCTCTGGTGGTTGTACGAAAGCGAACTCATCACAGTATATTAACGTAAGTGACATACCCCGTCCTGTGTTCTCAGTTGTTGTGGTTGCCATGATTTTAGAGCCGTTGTCAAATTCTATACTATTCCTGTTGTATTGTGTTACACCTGCTTTGATCCAACTGGGCAACATCTCATAAGCATAACGCACCCTTGACATGATGTCTGATGCACCTGCGTATTTGTGTGCCGCGATTAGTATCTGTGAATCTGGTCTGAACATAGCATACCATATAAGGAATCCAGAGGCACAGGTTGTTTTACCTGTCTGTCTTGGTAGCATAGCGATTGAAAATCTATGATCGTTATAACTTTCTATGAGTCTCTCTTGATATGGATAAGGTTCAAAAGGCATAGATCCTTTTACCGGATGTTGTATCTTCATGAAGGATCTCATAAAGAACAATGGTCCAGTTTTTGGGTCCATGCACTTCTCAAGTTGTTCTACCTGGGTCTTACTGTACTTGTGCTTCTTATGAGCCTTCTTAATTTGATCGCTATCTAGTGATACATACGCCATAGTGTAGTATTTAACGCTGTGGGTTAAAGTAGAAAAGTATTACTTTGCTTCTTTGTCTTTGATGGCTTTTTTCATTGGTTCTTTTTTGTCGCCATCTTTGTCCATGTCCAAGAAGTCAGGTTTTGCCGCTTCTTGATATGCTGTCTTGAAACTTTCGTACTGTGCTCTTAGGCTGTTTGCTAAATCTTGTTCTGTGATTTTATCCTCTGCCGCCATTGGATTGTCACCAGGAGAAACCCTCATATGAGTTTTCTTCTGTCTGTTCAAACCACCTGAGTGTTTGTTCACTAGACTGTCAACGTCTTGTACTTTCTCTTCAGGTTCGTTTGCAAAAGTTTCAGCCGCTTTTTCTTCATCGGGAGCAGTCATCATGTCTCTCATTTTACCCATTTGCATACTTCTCATTGCATCGTCGCCTGGAACATCCATCTGTTTGTTCATTGCACCCGGATCCATGTCTGACCCATGTTCTGGTTCTGCACCCATCATAGACGGATCAACTTGTTGGACGCCTGCAAGTTTTAATATCTGCATCATCATTGATGCCTCCTGTGGGCTGTCAGTTGAAATTTGGATTGCTTCTTTCACAGTTTCCTTTTTGTCTTCCTTGCCTGCTTTCTTATCATGGTATGCTTTCAAGCCCGCTGGCATCTTGCCTTCGACTGCTTCTTCTGTTCCATTATAGGCTTCCCAAAAACCAGCCATTGCTGATCCGTACTTTTCAATAAATTGTTCCTTTGTCATGCTTTCAGCATCATCTTCCATTGCTCTTTTTGTTGCACTTTCGTCAACTTTTGGATTAGTCTTCTCAACGTTCTCCACTGCATCTTTGACCAATTCAGGTTTTGATTCTGCTATTTCTTTTAACTTTGTTAGTACGTCTATCATTTCCATAACTATTTCTTTCCTTCTATTGGGTGTTCTTTTGTGATTTTTGAGAACGGGCTTGGCGTTCCCACTTCTTCTTTACTCATTATGTTTTCTTTTTCTTTTGGAGCGTCTTTGTTGACTTCTCTGTCTTTTAATAATTCTTTTAGTAATCCCATGTTTGCTTTTGTAGAATGGAACTCTTCTGCATTCACTTTAGGTGCATCCTTGTACTCGATGTCTTGTAATTTGTTTGCGTACTCTGATTTCTTAGCAACCTGCATGTCATCTTGGTACTGTTCTGTAGGTTCACCTGGTTTTCTCACAACAATATGTGTCATTGGTATCCTCAATAAGTCAGAAAGGTATTCATGCATTACTCTTGGTGACTCTGGATAGTTTGTAGTTACGTCAAATATCGTTACAGATTCGTTGCTTAATCTAGGAAAATCCAAAGGCAACGTCATTATTGGTGTGGTCTTACCCGCTGACATACTGGCTAGATCAAATTTTTGTAGTGCAGTTTCTAAAGCATTCTTGTCAATGTCTTTGCTATCACCTGCGATCTTTATTTTGTAGTCATACGACTTAGTGGATTCTGTTAGGTAGTCCTTGAACGTGCTCATATGCAATATTTAGTCTTTCTTAAGCAGTTTCTTCATTAATTCGTTACGGTCAGATATGACGAATCCGTCGCTTTCCTCCACTGGTCCACCGTCTTTGTTGCCCTGGTCCAACTTCTGCTTTTTCAGTTGTAGTTCGATCATTTTAAGTTTCTTGTCGATCTTGCCGCTTTTGGCGTCTATGGCGTTACGTAGGAAGTTTCCCGCGACTTCGAATATTCTCCCAGAGTATCTGGAGTCAACGTTCATGCCTAAATCCATTAGATTTTTGTAACTTTCTTCCGCTTCTATGGCCAGTTTGTCTAACTCTAGGTCAGACAGTTCTCCCAGTCCTTTCACCTGTGGCAGTGCGGCCGCTACCTTGTCAAATTCTGCGTAACTTTTCTGTAAGTTCTTCTGTGTCTGTGGATCCAAGTTCTTAGCAGATGCATGTTGCCCATTTGATTCCTTGATCTTCTTATCTTTTTCCTTCTTGTCTACCTCTTTGAACGCTTCTTTGACATTTGGTAAATTGAGGATGTCTTCTAATTTCTTAGTCATTGTCGTATTTACTTACGTTTGCCATTGTGGAACAACTGTTCTTCTGATACCACCCTAAATCTTATTTTTCGTTGCTTGGCATATGCATTAGCGGCCTCCCACTTGGCCATGTTGATCACCACCTGTTTCTTCTTGGCCTGGCTTTTGCCTGCGTCTCTCATGTTTGTTTGACTCATAGGTTTGACCTCTACCATCTCTGCGTGTTTACGACCTTCCTTGTCCTGGTACACTATGAAGAAGTCAGGTACGTACACGGTGAACTTGCCAGTGAACGGATGACGGTATGGGATCTTTATTGATTCCGATGCCCACTTGTACACGTTAGGATGTTCGTCGCATAGCCTCATAAATGCGTGTTCCCAACTTGACCTATAGGTCGGTGTCTTGGTTCCCACGTACTTCTCTTGATTTTTGGGAGAGAACTTGCCCCTAGCAAATCTCGGTAACATTAGCCTATGATATTTCTAGATACCGTCTCTTTGGTGGTCAGTGTTTTCCTTACACCCAGCCTACTTGACTTGTACCTGCTGGCGTTAAGTATTATTGTGATCAGTTCTGACAGCAGAGCCGGTGTGGCATAGGTCAACTGATCCAGTATCTGTTGTGGTTTGATATCGTCTATCTTGGCCTGTGACAGTATGGCGTATGCTGTGGACTCGGCCGCTGTCCTAGAGAAATTCCGTTTGACAAAGAATGCTATAGTGCTGTCGTACTCATTCTGGTTGAATTCGTATTCAGTCTGGTACTGCGTGTTGGTCAGTTTATCGACAGTCTCTTGTAATTGATCTTTGTCTTTTGGTGGTAGGTTTGTGTAAAACTCGGCCATTATATTGTTGCTTTCTCGATCACTATCTGGACGTCCTTGGATGCCCTAGGTATTTTTATATAACCTTCTGTGACCAATTTCCTTATATCTGTTATTGCCTTGTTCGAGTACACGCTTTTGATGTTATCAGATGAGCCCTCGTATTCTATATTAGATTGTGCAATAGAAAGTCCTTTTCGAGATCCTACGTCTCTGAAATAAAGTGCGGCCGCTACCTCATCTCTGATGTTCTCGTCATTGGATACCAGATTGAATGCTTCACTCTCTCCCAGAAAGTTGACAGTGTCCACGTTGGATTGTTTGATCACTTTGATGTCGGCTTTGTTCTTGTTGTCCGCTGTGCCGGCCAATTGTGCTATGTTGCCGGCATTGGCTATCACTGCCGCACCAACAGTGAATCGTGCAATAGGATTGGTGATGTTGGAAGACTGTTTTCCTATCTCAAGTATACCCTCCTTGGCTATGCCTTTCAGCTCTTGCTTGACATTTTTCTTCTTGATTTTCTTTGCGTTGTTGTAGGTGTTGGATGCACTTAGTATTGCACCCAGTATGTTGCCATCTTGATAATTTTTGATTACTGATCCCACACCGTCAACTATGCCACCAGGGCCGAATATGCTGTTGGTTCCGCCACCTAGTATTGATAGCGGGCTAGGAGACTGGTCATAGTTTATTGTTGCAAATCCCGGTGGCTTACCTCTCTTTACGTTGCCTGCCTTGTATATGACTGTCTCATATAGGATCTGCATGGTGTTGCTCATTACACCTGTTCCATCTGCTTGATCTAGGTTGTCATGAGAGAACGATCCAATCACCGGATTGACTAGAGTCATTGATGTAAATCTCTTTTTGTGAAGAACAAATATCTCTATTGCTTTAAGGTAAGGCTTACCTCTTTTCTTGGGTGTGTCCATTCCAAACTTGTTAAACTGCCTGGCCTTGTCGTTAAAGTCGTAGTAATTGTCTTTCAAAGGAGCAATGGCAAGATCGGAATTCATTGCTACGGAATCTGCGATGTGGTACTCGTAGTACTTCTTCCAGAATGCGTTCACTGTGTCTGCGTGGTCATCATGGAAAGTGATGTTCACAGGGTCGTATGCTATTCTTGTCCCCAGGTACATCTTCTTGTTGTACTGTGTCTTCTCTTCGTAGCTCAGATTGTACTTGGGCAGATCGCAGGCCTTGACCAGCATGTTTAGTTGTAATTTCTCATTGGGTTCGAATCCTGGATTGAATAGACTTTCATCCGTGTTGAAAACCACGTGGAACAGGAATTTCTGTTTCGGCATCAACCTGTAGTTGTCGTCTATGTACAATCGAGAAGCGTGTCGGTAGTCCTTCATTCCTGGAAGACCATCTTGGAAACCTTGTAAGAAGTTGTTTATGCTTGGCATACTGTTATTTATAGTCACAAAAAAAGCGCCTATAAAGACGCTTTTGATGTTATAATTGCTAACTTAATTTTTTTTTATTACTGTCCACCACCTGTACTCAATGTACCGATCGTTCTAGTCACTGCTGTTCCTATTCCTGTGCCTGTTGGAGTCTGGATAGCGTTATCGTATCTGATCTGCATTGTGATAGTTGCTGGTTCTGATTGGTTGTATGCAAGTGAATTGTAGTTCACGTTCTCGATGAATGCACCGTACAATTCAAATGTTTCTAACACATTTGGTGTGCTTTGTCCGTTACCACCGTCTAGCATTTCAATTCTAGCAGTAAATTTGTAATCAATACCTGATGCCGCTGAACTTTGTTCAAAGAAGTCAAACTGTTTCTGGATCTGTTCACCAACCAGTTTAGTTACTGAGTTATTGACATCATCTCTTAGGTTGATTGTGATTGCTTCCCAAGTGTGCTTGCCTGCCACGTAAACTTTAGAGTTGTACACATCCAATGTCACGTTGTCAAATGACAGTTGTGGTCTTGTTATGTCCATCACTTGTTTTGTTAGTTCTGATCTCGGTGTTGATACTCCAAAATTCTCCAGGATTGCTCTGAAACGATACTGTAATTTTGGCATCAATAAACCTTGTGATGCTGAACTCTGATCGTTTGCTAGTGGTACTGTGAATTTTGATAAAGTTGATATTGCCATCTGTTTCTCCTATTTATTCAAAATTAGTTCCCTAACTTTGCAATTTCTCCTGTGTTTTTGATTCTCAACGGTATGTAAATAAATTCAACTGATTTTACTGGCTCAATTGCAATATCCACATACAGTTCGTTCCTGTCTATCCTTGTAGGTGTGTTGTTTGTGCTGTCACATACTACTAGGAAGTCAAATAGTCCTCTCTGTCCGACTAGTTCTAACAAGAATGATTCTACTGCACCTTTGATCTCATTTCTTGTCAACTCGTCATTTGGTTCGAAGATGAACGGTTTAGCAAGGGCGTCTAATTGTGTTCTTAGATACACTGCCAATCGTGCAACGTTTATTCTATCCAAGGCCGAACTTGCTGATGTCTTAGTCAAGTTACCAAAGTTAACTATTCCTGCGCCTGCAAAGAAAGTAATCGGATTTATTTTGACTTCGTGCATCGAATCCCTCACTGATTCTGTGACGGATATTAATTCAAACTCGCCTGTTGATGCTTCTATGTAACCAACTGCTGTTGCGTTGTCAACGACACCTCTTCTTGTTCCTGATGGTGCGAACCATGGGAAAGCGATGTTGTCGTTGTTTGCCAATGTCCTCAACATCATGTGAGATGGTGGAACAACAATGGTTTTTCCTGTGTTGTCTGTTGTCTGTCCTGACGGATAAAACACACCCAAGTATTCACTTGAACTTACTAGGCCGTCTTCACCGTTGTCAAGTGCTCCGGCTGAGTTGTTTGCCCAGTTCTGTATGCTAGTTGACGTTCCTTCTAATCTGAATGGAGTGTCACCTATTACAAATGCAGTGCTGTTTCTGTCCGTGTTCAAAGCGATCATGTTTGCAATCAATTCAGGATAACCAGGACAAGCAATTACGTTGTAACCTCTTTGGTCTTCTCTGATTGCTTGGTTTGTGTCGATCTCTGATTTAAGTTGCTGAACAATAACTTTTCTCTGTGCTTTTCTTCCAAAAGAACCAGATCCGTCTGCGTTGTTGCTTGATTTAGTCACCCATCTGTCTGGGAAGTAGGTAGCAACTGATTCGTTACTTTGTCTTATGTTACCTAATCCTGTTGATCCACTTCCTGGATATTTTGTTGTTGTGATGTAGTTGTTTTTGTATTCCTTCACATTGAAACCACTTCTCCTAGTGTTCCAAAGCATTATACCTTGTGGGAACAACGTTGGATCTGGAGCATCTGGATCTAGGAAGCCATCGCTCAATAAGTCTTTGATCGAACTTGGTGATCCTGCACCGCCTGTAGACAATGAATCTGTCTTGTCTGCCGTTGTGTGATATCTAGCATCTGCAAACACAATACCATCTTCTGTTGTTTGGTCTGTTTTGTCAACTAGTTCCCACGCCGCACCTGATGTGGTCACTGCCACTTGGTTCGATGTATTTGTAGAACTAATTGTTGCCGCTGTGTTGTATTTGTAAAGCACTGGATAGTTTTCTAGGTCTGACGTGTCAATCCATAAGTCATTAGTTACAAGTGCAGTTCCATCTGACTGTGTAGTCGGTGCTGTTGCACTAAACTGTGGACCATTTGGATCGGTAGTAGAGTATGCAGTTGCATATCCAACGAAAGTTGTTCCGTTGTGTGCCATGATGTCTGCTTCGTCTGTCGCAGTGTGATACCATAATGTGCCGTCTGCTGGCTCATTGGTTGGTGCACTTAAACTTGCAGTGTAACTCAATCTCTTCCAGTTACTTGCCATGATACCTGTGTTAGCACTTGAGTCAAGTGCATCACCTGTAGGTAGGTCATACAAGTTATCGATCAATGTTAAACTGTTGGCCGTGAATGTTCCATAGGCGTGTGCAGTAGTTGAACTGAACCCTGCGTCTGCCAATGGCGTTCCTAAATCATCGCCGTCAAACATTCTGAACTCACCGCCCAGTTTGTGTGTCATGGTGATCGCTCCAGCAGTTGTTTTACTTGCTGAAACGTTTACTAAACCTGCTCCGTTTACTGCCGCTATAAAATCATCTACCCCAGTACCACCTAGTGTGACTGTGACTGCACTGTTCAATGCTTCTTGATTTTTAACTGATTCTTGTATCTTGAATTTCTCACCGCTAGTGAACGAGTATGAAGTTGCGTTACTGGTAATTGTAGTAGCACCGCCTTCGTATCTGAAGAATTGGAAGTCTGCAACATTTCCAGTAGAGTCTGCGCCACCTAAATCATTTGCACCCATAAATTCTTCAGTAACATTGTACTGTGCGTACAACGTTCCTGTTGATAAACCAGTTCCACCGTTCGCTGGATCTAGGTTGAAGATCGCTGAGTGGTGGTTAGAATGAAGTGGACTAGCAACTTGAGAGAAACTAGCACTTGCTGATGCGTAAAGTTTAGCAACCAGATTTGCACCTGAATTTGCAGAAGTAGTCTTGAACCAAACTGAACCGTTAGGTCTGTTCTCGTCTGCAGTTTTCCAAGTTGGTCTGTTAGTGTGGCTTTCTTGTAAAAGTTTCACACCATTTTTGACACCTGCTGTGATACCTAGGTCTGCCAAACCAGTTCCTGTGTTTGCTTCGAATCTGATAGTGTTAGCACCACCTGTTGAGTCACCTAAAAATTTACCATTGTGGAAGATTTCTAAATTACCTGTTGTGCTGTTTACACTTGCTGTCACGTTAGTGACGTTAGATCCAATCGCTGTTGCAACATCTGACAATGCTGTACCACCAAAAGTGATTTCAACACCGTTCATTGTGATCTTGTTACCACTTGTCACTGTTGTTCCTGAAGCAACTGTCACTACCGGTAATGATGTGTGCCAGTCAGTAGAACCAACATGCACCCAAGTATTACTTGCTGTCTTCTTGTAGATCTTGTTTGTAACGTGAGTTGTGTTGATTGCGTAATCACCAATTACACCAATTGAAGTTTTTGGGAAACCAGTCGAAACACCGCCAACTAAATCAGTAGTTGCTGTGATCAATGTTGGAGTAATTGCTGTGAATGTTTGATTAGTCTGTGACCACTCGAACAAACCGTAACTGCTTGATGCAAGGTCAAACCAGTATGTGCCGTCTGATGGGTCTGCTGTCGGTGCCGAAGCACTTCCAACTAATTCTGCTGTGTTTACATTTGCTCTTAGAACAAAAGCTCTGTTGGCAATTCCTAAGAATGAGTATGCGGCTTGTAATCCGTATTCATTCAACTCATTACCGTTAAGGCTGTTTCCTGAAGCGTCTGTGTAGAATTTCGGATCTCCGAAAGTCTCTGTTAATTCTCTTTGAGACGAGATCAAAAATGCAGTGTTGGCGTTAGCAGTAGTTGTTCCTGTTGCTGTGCCGTCTCCTGCACCATTTTGCTTGTCCTGTGATGATGCTACTATGAATAGTGGTGTAGTACCAGCATCTGATGGTACGTAGAAACTTTCATTTATTACTGAAACCTCTACTCCTGGTGATGTCAATGTTGCCATTTTTCGTATTCTCCTTGCAAGTTACGTATATACTAGAGTTATTTATTCAATCATACGGTTTTGTTGACATAATTTACCATTTTCTTGGTGCCTATATAGGCAACGTAAATACAAATATGCAGTACAAGAACAGACCGATGTGTACGGAGTGTAGAGCCAAACCCAGGGCCTATGCCTACAAGAGATATGGCAGAGTGTATTGGCGGAGCCGATGTGACACCTGCATCAGGAAACGGGCCGGCAAACGAACAGGTGGCATCACTGCCTTGCAGAGATCCGGATACAAGAAAGCAAAAAAATGCGAACTTTGTGGATTCAAAGCACAGGCTAAGGCACAACTAGATGTGCTGTTTGTGGACGGAAATCTTAGGAATACCAGCGTGACAAACTTAAAAACTGTTTGCGCCAATTGCCAAAGGTTGGGCAGTACTCGAAGACTTGGATGGCGGGTTGGTGATCTTGTTGCTGACGATTAGGTCGTCTATTTTAGCGTATAGTTCTTCTTTTGTGCCATTGTTATCGATAACGAAATCAAACTCTTCTCTTGCCCATGCGTATTCTGAACTGTGTATGCCTTTCGGTTCTATGTTTCCCTCCACGTAATTTACAAACCAATCAGGATCCTGTCCTCTTTTCACCAGGATAATTTTACCTCCATGCTCTCTGATCTGTTTCACTTCGTTGGGAAATCTTGTATCCGCTATTACTGTGTTAAGACCCTTGTATCTGCCAATACAACTGTCAACCCAGATGCCGTCATACATTTGGCCACGCATTACTTCAGTGCCAAAGTACTGCAACACCCATCTAGGTGTTGTTGGCTTACCAAACTTTTCACTCCAGAATTTATCTGGCTGTTCTCTCCAGTGCCTGCTTGATTCTGTGTCTCCCTCTAGTAGAGCCCTGTCCCAGTTGAACATAGATGCAACAGCATCTTTTAGACTTTTTGCAAAACTGTCTTTGTAATATCCGTGTTTTTCAACCAGCCTATCTGAGACTGTTCCCTTGCCAGAATTTATTAAACCTACTACACCTATCAGCATAAGGTTTATTATACTATTTTTTCAAACGTTTTTCAATCTCTTTAATTGCTTTTCTTACGGATCTCAATATGGATAATCTCAAGGTTTTCTTGCGTTCTTTCAACGCTTTCACGCTCATTATCTCCAATTCCTCTACCAATTTTTCCAGTTCTTCCAGTGAGAGGTCGGAATATTTTTTGAAATGTGACTTTGTCATTACAGGTATTTAAATGTAGTTAGAGGACGATTAACCAATAACAAAACTGTGTGGTGTGCCACCTTCCTGGAAGTTTCCAATGTCTGCTTCCAGTCTTTCGATTTCTGCTAGGCCCTCGCTTTTCAATGCATCACCGTTCAGTTGAGTGCCACCCTGTGGACCTGCGATGGTGCTGAACTTGCCTCTAGCCTCACCTAACATTATTTTAGATACGGCAAGTGTGTAGTCTCTGATCCATGGCTTAGAATAGATGTCCTTGAATAGTGTGATGTCTGGTCTAAAGTTGTCAGTGTGCATAAGCACAGTCTCATCGTCAGCTCTAGGTCGTTGTGTTATCGTTAATTTTTTTGTCGCAACATCAAAATGGAACTGTATGAAACTTCCAAACATTTTTCCAATCATTTCTTGGTATGATGCGAAAGCATAGTAAGTTGCCAGTCCACCTGTTGCACCTGCTCTCAGCAAGTATGTGTTTGTGTATGCGAGGTTGAATGGTTCAAACAGTGTTCCGCCTTCTCCACCTTCGGTTCGTGATCCAACAGTCCTCCTGTTTAGATTCCTCACGTTTATGATTTCATCTGGTAGGATATAACTGTTTTGATTTTTCTTCAATTCAAGGAAAGCATATGATTCTTCTACTGCATTTGAAGATCTTTGTCTAAATTTATTTACAGCTCTTTCCAGGGCCGTTTGATAGTGTTTTGGGTCTAATTCCACGTCGATCATCCCGTCACCGAGATTGTTCTTGACGTAATCGAAAATTTCCTGTTGTCCTGTTTGTAGTTCTGACATACTCATATTTATAGTCATTGCCTGTGCAATAAATATGTATGATATGCCAAGATTATCCATTTTTAAGCCTGAAAAGGGCAACGACTACAAGTTCTTCGATCGCAACATCAGAGAGATGTTTCAAGTCGGCGGCACGGATCTTCACCTTCACAAGTACCTAGGACCTTACGACCAGGGCGACACTAACAAGGACGGAGCGGCTTCGCCGAGTCAACCCAGAGTAACAGGAAGCGATCTAAACGAAACTACCATACAAGATCTGTTATTTTTAGAGAACAGAGACAGGAAATATGCAGGCGACATATACACTGTTAGGGGAATATACAATGTACAAGATCAAGATTTCAACCTATCGCAGTTTGGCATGTTCTTACAGAATGACACATTATTTTTGACAGTACACATGAACGACATTGTGGAAAGGATCGGCCGGAAGCCAATGTCAGGTGATGTGTTAGAATTTCCGCACATGAAAGAAGATTACTCACTAGACGAAAGCATACCCATCGCACTTAAAAGATATTATGTAATTGAAGATGTTAACAGAGCGGCAGAAGGATTCTCACAGACATGGTGGCCACATTTGTTAAGATTAAAAATGAAGACATTAGTAGACTCGCAAGAATTCAGAGATATAATCGGTGATGCAACAACTGAAAATTCTGTGGCAAGTTACATGAGCACTTTCAATAAGGAAAAGACAATCAACGATCAAGTTGTAGCACAAGCAGAAGCGGATGCTCCAAAGGCGGGATTCAACTACAAGCAATACTATGTTGCACCTATAGATGAGAGGGGAAACATAAGAACAGAAAATGTCAATACACAGGCACAGAGAGCCAGTAGCAGTAACACTGTCAATGCAACCATAGACACCCCTGCAAGTTCACATTACGGTTTTTACCTCGACGGCGATGGAGTGGCACCTAACGGTAACCCTGCAGGTTTTGGTATTACATTTCCCACTTCTGGCGTAGACAAGGGTGATTATTTCTTGAGGACAGATTTCTTACCCAACAGGTTGTTTAGATACGACGGAAACAGATGGATTAAAATTGAAGACAGTGTAAGGATAACTACAACAAACACTGATTCTAGAGGAAACTACAAAACAAGTTTTGTCAACAACACAACGTCATCGACCATTAATGGTTTGACCGTGACACAGAGGCAGTCGTTGGCGGATGCCCTCAAACCAAAGGCTGACAATTAGAAATGTTACATTTTTACGAAGGACAGGTTAGAAAATTTTTAACTCAATTTATTAGAATATTGAGCAACTTCTCTGTTGAAACGGGAAGAGGCAACGACGGAGGAATAAATCTACGTGCAGTACCTGTGGTGTATGGAGATCCAACAAGGCAGGTTGCTAACATCATAAGAAACAACAGTGAAAATGCTCTAAATTATGCACCTAAAATTGCCTGTTACGTCAGAGAACTAAACTATGACAGAGAGAGGATGCAAAACCCTTATCACATAGAAAAACAACACCTGAGAGAAAGAGACGTAGACTCGGATGGAAACTACACAAATCAATTAGGTGCAGGATACACAGTTGAGAAAGTGATGCCATCGCCTTTCAGATTAGAAGTAACGGCAGATATTTTCTCATCAAATACAGATCAAAAATTACAAATCATGGAGCAAATTTTGTATTTGTTCAATCCGGATTTTGAAATTCAAAAAACAGACAATTATATAGACTGGACAAGTTTAAGTTACGTTGAATTGACCGGCGTTACATTTAGTTCCAGGACCATACCGGTTGGTGCAGAGTCTGAGATAGACGTTGCATCAATGACTTTCTCTATGCCCATATGGCTATCTCCGCCTGTCAAGGTGAAGAAACTAGGAGTGATACAGAAGATTATAATGAGCATATACGACGACGATGGTGGAATTGCAAAGGGACTGATAGATGGCGAACTGGTGTCGAGAAGTTTTATAACGCCAAACAATTTTGCATTGTTGGTCACAGGAAACCAATTAAGGTTATTAGGTACGACCGGTGTAAATGTCAAGTCAGGTGGGGATGGATTCCAGACAGGCGCCAACGAACCAAACAACTTTGATCCTTTCGAAACGTTTGGGCCAGCGGTAAACTGGAAGACATTGTTGGATCAGTATGGAAAGGTGATAAACGGAACATCACAGATACGATTGACCCAGCCAGACGGCAACGAGATTGTGGGGACAATAGCGACGACAACATTAGACGACACAATTCTATTGTACACTATCGACAGTGACACTGTACCAAGCAACTCATTGACGGCTGTCAAAAAGATCATCAATCCTGCCACATTTAAGCCAAGCACTGTTGCGAACGGTGACAGGTACTTGGTTATCAACGATGTAGGTGATAGCACTGCTAGTTTCCAAAGTGCAACTTGGGGTACGCTGGTGGCCAGAGTTGGCGACATAATAGAATACAACAGTTCCACAGGAAAATGGAACGTGGCATTCGATGCCAGTAATCCTGACTCTACACAACACTATGTCACTAATCTCAACACAGGTATACAGTACAGGTTTAACGGAACGGAATGGGTGAAATCATACGAAGGTGTGTACACACAAGGTAATTGGAGCATAGTTTTAGATGGCGGAGCAGATCCAGGATACAACTCAAGCCTTGACGCTACCACTCCATAATTGTTATAATAAATCATGAAAGAAAACATTGTTTGCTCGGGTGCCCTGTTCTATGCGACCAGCACCAAACGTTTCTTGTTTCTACAGCGTACTGACCGGAAGACACAGGGCATGTGGGGACTAGTTGGTGGTAAAAGTAAATTCACAGAAAGTGCATTTGAAGGACTGAAGCGTGAGATAGAAGAGGAAACAGGAAGCATACCTAAATTCAAGAAAGTCATACCCCTCGAGATGTTCACTTCCAATGATCAGAAGTTCTTCTTCCACACATATCTCATAGCCATCGATGCAGAATTCATTCCTCGACTTAATGAAGAACATTCAGGATACTGTTGGACCGCGTTTGAATGCTGGCCCAAGAACTTACACATGGGCCTCAAAAATACACTCAATAATAAAAGTATTAAAGGCAAGTTGCAGACAATCTTAGATCTAATAGTTTAGGATGACCATGGTCATTTTTGTTTTGTAAGCATATACACGCCAACACGTCTACCAGCATTGTGCTTGACGATTTGTGGGAAAGTTTTCATCATTTCATCATGGCTCCAATCATCTTTGATATGTGCCTCGTATGGGTTTCCATGCGACTCGCCTTGTGGGTAGTGTATGATTGGAATGCTGATGAAAAGGTATGTTGACACTTCCAATATATTTTTAACTACATCGATTGCATCTTCTTTGGTCATGTGTTCTAATACGTCTCCGGCTATGGTTACGTCAAATTTGCCAATTTCTTTGTAATTCAAGTTACGTGCATCTTCGATCAATACTGTGTCATACCTATCTCTGAGATCAAACTCGTCTACATATGGTGCCCATATCTCAACACCAGTCCATTTACTGTCTGCCAAAGGACCACCATTAACCAACCAATTGTGTTCCAGTGTTTTATACTTCTGACCACCTGGTTGATATTTGTGTTTGAGCCAATTCAGGTACGCACCTTCCCCGGGACCAATGTCCATTGCCGCTTTATGGATAAGTTTATTTTCTGCTTTGAGTTGTTCAACCCATTCTACTATGGTGGCCTTTCCGGCTTTTTTACTGTATGGCATATTGTGCAAAAAAAAGGCGACCCGAAAGCCGCCTTTTGATTCTACTAAAAAGTACTAATATTTATTAGTTGTTAGACCTCACTGCACAGTTTATCAATTTGACACCTGCGTCAGTAGAAGTTTCTAATGCTCTACCAATGACGTTGAAAGGAGAGATTGACTCACCTTGCACCACTGCTCTAGCACAACCTTTTGTTGATGATGTGACTAATCTTTGACCTTTAGTTACCTCACCTACAACTCTGACTGGTGTTCTACCTGTCATCGCTACGAAAGGGTGTGTTTCGTCAGGGCCTGCACCATAGTTCATCATGTATGCTGGTTTGTGAGAGATAACACCAAACACATCCTCAGACATTTCTGAAGTGATTTCAGTGATCTCTGCTGAACCGCCTACCATAACTACCGAACCTGTTTCCATAGGAGCGTCTGCTTCGAAACGCTCCGCCACGTCCGCGTACTGTGCCGCTGACGCCGTGGATGCAATTACATTGGTTGATGGATTGTATTTCAAGCCAGTGTCTGTTTCAATGCCCTGTGTTCCAGATGCACCATCTACTAGACAGATAAAGATATCTTCATTGGCTGTGTTGTTCGCGGTAACTGTTACCCCAGTGGCAACTGCGGCTGTTCCTGAGGTGTCTTGGTTACCTGATGTGTTGACACCTGGCAAGTTGATCGCCGCTGTACCATCAAAGTTGACACCACCGATTGCTCTGGTAGTTGCTAGTGCCGTGGCAGTCGCCGCGTTACCTGTACAAGATCCTGAACTTCCTGATGCATTACCTGTGACGTTACCTGTCAAAGCGCCAGCAAAGCCTGTTGCTGTAAGCACACCTGAACTACTATTGAAAGTTAGGTTGGTTCCTGATTTAGGACCCAAGTCTCCAGTGGCCGCTGTTGTGAAAAGTACATTACAACTAGTATCACTGCTTTCGTCTGCTACGGTCACTGCCGTTGCCACATCTGCTGTACCTTCTAGGTTGGCCAAAAGCGTTCCTACTGATACGGTAATACCACCTGATTTGTCAGCCGCTGTTGCAGTTGTCAAACCCATTGCGAATTTGTCTGCTGACTCGTCAAAGATGATTGCCGCGTTGTTACCCGTTGAACCCCTCTCGATGATGATACCTGCATCATTGAATGACTGAGATATACCTGTGTTCAGTTCTATGATGTTGTCTGCTATTGTTGTGTTGGTTGTGCTTACTGTTGAAGTTGAACCGTTTACAGTCAGGTTACCTGTCAACACAAGGTTACCACCAATTGTTGCGTTGTTGGTTATTGCCGTGTTGCCTGTTGCTGTAAGATTCAACACACCTGTTGATGTCACAGTCAAGTCAGTTCCGTCAGACTCGATCTTCTCACCACCTGTACCATATGCAATTCCCACGTCGTTTGGAATCTCTACGTCTGATGTTGCTGTAAGTTTTATTTTTGCTCCAGAATTGATTGTTAGGTCCGTGTCATTTGATTCAATCTTCTCACTTCCGTTGTCATCAAACACTATACCTATGTTTTTTGGAATGTGTACATCTGATGTTGCTGTAAGATTGATCTTGGCACCTGAAGTGACAGTAAGGTCTGTGTCATTTGATTCGATTTTTTCACTTCCGTTGGCATCAAAAACTATTCCCACGTTTTGTGGAACGTGTACATCTGATGTTGCCGCAAGATTGATCTTGGCACCTGAAGTGACAGTAAGGTCTGTGTTGTCACCCTCAATCTTTTCACCTGTACCGAATGTCACCCCAACGTTTGCAGGTACTACCACGTCTGTTCCTGCTGTCAGATTGATCGCACCCGATGCCGTGACTGTGGTTGTTGCCGCCGTCTGGCTCAATACCGCGCCGCCGTCTGCTGTGTTGGTGATTGTTCCGTTCGAACCCGTGTCTGCTACTACTACACTGGTGTTAAGGACTGTAAGATTTACCTTGTCGTCTACGTATTTTTTGTTTGCCACGTCACCGTCATTACTTGGTGCCGCTGTTGCTAGTCCTACAATGGTGTTTGCTGTTCCTGATATTACGATATCGCCAACTTCTATTCCATTATGGACTCTAAAGTTTCTTGTTGTCATGGTTCCATATCTCCCGCATGATTGTTAATTTAAACTGTATTTATGCTATTTTGGTAATATTATTCTGCTAGACAGTTGATTCTGTACGCATTGACCACTGTAGATCCACCCGATGTGGACGCCACTGACAATTCCACACTGTTATCTGCATCTGATTTGAATGCGGCTGTGAATTCAAGTTGGACTGTTGCTTTGGTCGAAACGAATGGTCCTTGGGAAACAGAGGCCTCTCCTGGTGCCCCAGAACAATAAACTTCCTGTACACTGAAAGCACCTTCCGTGGCATTTTTTCCCACCACGTAATACACGGCCGCTGTGGCATCATCTAGATCAAAGTCGTCAAATACTGTGGCACTAGAACTAACTGTGGTAGCACCTATGATTTTTTGATTTGAGTTTGATACCGCTGACATGGAGTCAGATAGTAAAATTTTGTGTATTTTCAATGATAAGTTTGGTGTTAGGCCTGCCGCTGACAGCACAACGTTACTGCCAGATATTGCCGCCGACAGTATGATCATGTCGTTGTTACCTGTGTTGATTGTGCCATACTGGGATACGAAAGCGTTCGTGCCGTCATGAACCACAAGTGCTTCCGTTACACCTGTCTCCGTCTTGGCGTTGTCATCTATAAGAATTAGGTACTTCGCCGCCCTGAATGATGCGTGAGCGAATGTGTCTATGCTTTCTGATGCAGAGTCCACATCTGTGTTGGAAGTTGTGACAGTGACACCTGCTGTGGCGTCTGCCGTGTTAGCTCTCGAAATTGGAATCTTGTAGTAACTGATCTTGGAATCTGCACTGGGAGCCGCTATCTTGACCCTTACCTGGCCACTGGATATGTCCGCTGATGTTGTTGGTAGCGAGTTGCTTGAGCCAGAAGAACCACCCCTGGCACTGCTTACAAAAGCATTTGAATTGTTGTGTGTCACTGCAAAACAAGATGAACTGGAATGGTCGTTTGTCAAATCATTGAGTGCAACAAAGTACCATGCCAGGTCTGCACTTGTTGATTGGAAGTAGTCCACTGTCCTCGGCGATGTGGACACCGATTTGTTGTTCTTGGTTACGGCCCTGGTATCGTCTGATGCAGTCGCCGCCGCTGAAGCAAATGACATTGTTCCTGCACCATCCGTCTTTAACACGTCGCCTGCGTTTCCGTCTGCTATTGGCATCTTGAATGTCGTGCCGCCTGACGTGAAAATTAAGTTAGTGCCATCTGATTTCACAGATTCATTTGCGTCCACAAACTCAATTGCCTTGTTGGTACCTAAAGTTATCTTGTCATTGAACGTTGCGGCACCTGCCGCACTCATGTCCAGTGACAATGCCGTGACCTCTGCTCCACCATCGTTACCTCTGAATGACATATCTCCATCACTTATACGTGATTTGATTACAAGGTCATTAGTTGCAACAGCAACGTTACCATAAACTGTTCCACCAGCAATGAAATCTATAACACCCGAAGCGGCGTCTAATTCAATGTCTCCAGTGGAGTCTATTATTGTTTTACCACTTGAACTAATTGTTAAATTGGTACCATCACCTACAATGTTTTCTCCTGCGTCACCGAATTGTAGGATACCATCGTTGGGTAAGATAACATCATGATTGAAAGTGGCAGTACCCGCCGCACTCATGTCTAGTGTCAATGCTGTGATAGTTGAACCACCATCATTGCCTTTGAATATCATATCTTTATCAGATACAACTGATGAAATTACAAGGTCATTACTCGAGTCTTCTAATTGACCATATTGGGTGCCATTATCCGATAGTTTTACACTTGTAGGTGCGTCTAAAGTAATTGTACCAGATACGTCTATTTGATAGTTGTCTGAACCATGGTCATAATGAACAAAAGCCGCCGTTGCACTACTTGAATCTCCATAATAGATACTTTGGAAACCACCACCTAAAAAGGCGATCTTAGCATTATTTCCACCATCGATGGTCAATGCTTGTGTAGGACTTGTTGTGTTAATACCAACTCTATTATTAGAACTATCAACATGTAAAGTATTTGTATCAACTGTTAAGTCTGCTCCTATGACCACACTTCCTGAGCCGTTAGCGTTTATCTCCAAATCAGCGTTTGAACTGTTAGAAGTTATGACGTTGTCAGTGATAGTGACTCCGTCCGCCTCCAGTGATGCAATTTTCAAACTGCCTGCGTCGATCGTGATTCCTCCCGACTTGTCTGCGGCAGTGGCCGTGGTGGTCCCTAGGACAAAGGTGTCTGCAGACTCATCCCATATGATCGCGGCATTGTTGCCTGTGCTTCCCCGTTCAATGATTATTCCAGCGTCATTCAATGACTGTGAAATTCCTGTGTTCAGTTCGATGATGTTGTCTGCGATGGTTGTGTTGGTTGTGCTGACAGTGGATGTATTACCACTCACAGTCAAGTCCCCAGAAATTGCTACATTCCCGGAAAAAGTACCCGTAGTGGCAGTCACACCGGCATTGAATGTTGCGGCGCCCGCCTCACTCATGTCCAGTGTTAGTGCTGTGATGCCAGATCCACCATCATTACCTCTAAAGGTAATATCAGCATCGGACTCACTTGCTCTAAAATCAAACTTACCGGAATTTCTTTTAATATGACCAAATTGAGTTCCATCTGAATAAAATGCTACAGTAGGATTTCCAGAACCTAGTTTCATATCAACTTTAGCACTAGAACTAATTGTTAAGTCTGTGCCATCACCCGAGATACTTTCTCCCGCATCTCCGAATATTACTTTCTTGTTGTTTGCTAAAGTTACATCACCAACTGTTGTCAAGTTCCCTGAACTGTCACCTGCGATCCAAGTTGTGGTTGTTGAGCCGTCATAGCCTGCTATTTTTAATTGCCTATCTCCAGTTCTACTATCTGGATCAACAGTTCCAATAATTACATTTCCTGAGCCTGTAGTAATACCTGATGTATTATCGTTGGCTCCAGCATTATAACCTATAAAAATATTGCTATCTCCAGTTGTGACTTCTCTACCAGCATCTCTACCAATCGCTGTATTTTCTTTGGCCCCAGAAGATACATTCATGGCAAAAGCACCTACTACTGTATTACTAGCAGAATTACTATCTGTGTTTGAACCAGCGAAAGCACTAGAACCAATAGCTGTATTTAGATTAGCACTTACAACCCCTTTACCAGCTTCATAACCAATTAAAGTATTATGAGAAGAAGTAGTAAGTAAAGTTCCAGCGTCATGTCCCAGAGCAGTATTTCTATCTCCAGAAGTCAACGCATCCAAAGTTCCAATACCAACACCAGTATTCTCTTGTGCAGCATTTAAAGTTCCATGAGTTGAGTGACCAACTAATAATGATCCTGTAAAGTTTGTTCCTGCGATTTTTATAAAATCACCTGTAGGTGAGTTAATAACTGGAGCAGTTAAAGTTTTATTTGTTAAAGTCTGTGATGCTGTGTTAAGTGTTATAGCACTTGTGTTTGAAAGATCGGTTGACGCAATGGTTATGGCGCCTGTACCGTCGAAACTCTGTCCTGCTATGTTCCTGGCAGTTGCTAGTGCCGTGGCAGTGGCCGCATTGCCTGTTGTTGATCCTGAACTTCCCGAAACGTTCCCTGTAACGTTACCCTCAATATTGGCAAGCAGTGTACCTTTGGTTACTGCTATGCCACCGGATTTGTCAGCCGCCGTGGCCGTGGTAGTACCAATAGAGAATTTGTCTGCTGATTCGTCCCACCCGATGAATGCATTGTTGCCTGTTGATCCTCTTTCGATTATGATACCAGCGTCATTTCCTGATGATGATGTGCCTGAGTTAAGTTCTATTATGTTGTCTGAAATCGCAGTGTTGGTGGTGGAAACTGTGGTAGTGGTGCCATTGACTGTGAAGTCACCTGCGACGATGACATTTCCTGAGAACGTTGCCGAAGTGTCGTTTACGACCAGTTCGGTGTTACCTTCTGCCGTAAGCGTGATAGCACCATTTGACCCCGTGTCCGATACGACTACTGAGGTGTTACCTTGCGTAATTGTCGTTGATGATAGACTAGAAACTTCACCATCCACGTATGCCTTGACACTCTGTTGGCTTGGCAATCTAGTGGCACTGTTGGATGACATATCATCTTCGTCGATCAAGGCCGCCGTGATCCTAGCATCTGCTCTTGCGTTTGTGAAGTAAAGATTGGTTGAACCTTCTGTGATCTCATCAGAGTTGTCTTTGCCAGCCACCTGTGCATCAACATAGGTCTTGATCGCTTTCGCAGAAGCCAGTGTTGTGTCTGTGCCAGCCACGCTTGAAATATCTGTGTCTAGGACACCTGATTTAAGATCCGCCACGTCGATGTTTGAAATGCTGTTGCCTGTTGCTTCAACATCAAATGTTTTGTTGGTCAATGTCAATGTGTCGCTGGCTATGTTGGCATCCTGTGCATCAACATATGCTTTGATTGATTGCTGTGTTGCTAACGAAGTTGCACTGTTTGATCCCATGGCATCTTCGTCGAGTATCGTTGTTATGGTAGATCCACTAGTGCCTATTTTAAGGTTCTCAAGGACTACGGTTCCTGTACCACTGGCGTTGATGTGTAGATCGTCGTTGGATCTATTAGTTGTAAGTGTGTTATCGCTTATGCTTAAATCATTCAAAACTATGTTACCAGTGCCGGCTGTGGTTATGTTGAAATCTGCATTTGATGGTGCTGTCAATGTTGATCCAACTGATACAATATCTGCTAGATCTTCCAGTGTTGCGAACTCTAGGGCATTACCTGCCGCGTTGGTTCTGAGAACTTGTCCCGCTGAACCTATGGCTGTTAAGCCTGTACCACCATTTGATACGGGTACAGTTTCACCTGATTGGAATTCCGCCATTCCAGTGGCCACGTTTGATGCGTTAAAGACTACTCGTACCGGTGTTTTATCTGCCATAATGTTCTCGTTCTGTCCCCGGTCTTCTTGCACTCACCGGATGGATATCCTATCAACAAGTGTATTTATTGTGTGTTTTTAAAATTGGAACAGTGTTACGCTATTGGCGTATTGTGTTGACAATGCATTGCCATTTGCCAGTGTGAATGTCTGTCCTGCTTCTGTGAACACAGGCACTTCTTCAACTGTGCCGTTGAATTCCAACTCTAGATCGCTGTCTTTGGCCAGGAGTTGGGCGTCTGTGAATGAGGTAGTGCCGTCACTGACAAATATAGGCACAAGCTCTACTGGTCTTTTTGAAGTTGCAGATGTTTTGCCCAGCAATGAAATCGGCTGTGTGGCCACTTTACTGCCTGCAGGCAGTGTGGCACCTGTGGCCGCGATCGTCAATGCTCCTGTACCATCTGATTTTATTGTTGCTCCACCTAGGTCAATTGTTTCTGCGGACAAGTATGCAGTTTGCCATCTACGTGACGCACTACCCAGTTGGAACACACCATCCTGACTTGGTATTAGATTGCCTGATATTTCTATTCCTGCACTAGAATCTTCAGTTGATATTGTGGTACCTGCTACCCTTATTCCTTCTATGACAACATTTCCGTTGCTTGATATTAATGTAAGGTCTGCGTTGCTTGGTGCGGAAATTGTTGAACCTATTGCACTTAGATCTCCCAGACTAGAACTTGAACCACCACCGCCACCGCCTGTGTTAATAACGGTTCCGCCTGCTGTTGTACCATCACCTAATCTCAGACTGCCCGTGTCTACGTCTACTGCTAGGTAACCATCTTCCAATATGTGTGTTGATAGGTTGTAATCTTTGTAAGATCCTACAAGTTTCCTGAATGGCATGTACGCTCCTTATAGCCCGGATAATGTTTTTAATCTTTGGACGAATTCACTTTCTGTCTTTGGTTCCTTGCTCTTCATTTGTTGGGGAATACCTGGTTGATTTCCGTCTGTGGTCTCCGGTTCTTTAACCAAAGGTTCGTCAACCCTTGCTTCTTCGTCTGCGGCCCTTGTATCCGCGTCCTGTTGTATGTTTGAGAACTGTCCAAGGTCCTTGCCTGCTTCCTGTTTTTTCAATTCTAATTCTTGCTGTAGTGGATATACTGCTGGCACAGTGTTTGGATCATCTGATGCAACCTTGCCTGGGTTGTCACTGTTGTCAGCGGCTGGCTTGTCGGACTCCTCTTCATTGTCAGTCACTGACACACCCTTGGCACCCATCAGTTGGTTCAGGAGTGCTTCATCCTCTTTGTCTGGGATTGCTTTGATGTTGATATCTATTTCCTTGTATCTCATCTGTTCTATGATGTTGCAACAGCACTGCCGTCGTCTACATAACTCCATCTAGTGTTTGTTGTTTCATAGAAGCACAATTTGTTTTTTGTGGCACCTGCGCCGTCCGTGGTCAAGAATGCTACCATGCCGTTTGCAGGACTTCCCGGCAAACTAGCGAACGCCACCGGAGTGAACTGCAGGCCATTCTTTATCGTAACTACCGTTGTGCTAGGTTCTAGAGTGTATGCTCCGTTTGTTCTTACTGTTTTTGTCATTTGCTAGTATTTATGTTGTGAAAGGGGGAGCGTGTAACTCCCCCAAAACACGTGTAGTTTATTAGATTGTGTCCATTGAACCAACGCCGGTGTTTTTACCTTCGTCAGTACCTTCTGCTAACAACGAGTACTTCACTGAACCTGTTGTACCACCTGCTTCTTTGTAGTGTACAGTGTTGTTGAAGATCTTACTAGCATAAGCCACTGTAGAGTCATCTAAGATGATCTGTAAACAGAACTGTCCTGCTGTTAGTGAACCTGGCGCAACTGGTGTTAGATCCAAGATTTGTATTTGTCTTGTTGATCCATCAGATGATAGGAAATTCACTTTGAATCTCGTACTTGATCTCTGAGCTACGATGAAGTTTCCTGAAGCAGTTGACACTGTCTCTGCATTTGAACCATCTGGTTGTATTGCTTCGGTTGAGAACGCACCTGTGACTTCGAAGTCACCTGCTGACGAACCGAATCTATCTTTTCTTACTGGTCTTCCCATTTTGTTTTCTCCTTCTATGGAGCCAAATGTGAGTTCTACTCACTACGCGGTTTGATCCGCATAAGTCCAACTGTAAACTTGTTGGCTCTGTTGACTGTGTGTATTTATTATTTGCTAAGATGTGTTATCTGCAAAGAAAAAGGGTGATGCGACACAATCCATAAATTAATCACACCACCCTTGAGGTTTACGTATATTCTAGATTTTTATATTATTTTCTACTGTAGATATGATATAAAATCCAAACTGCTACCAATCCGATCAACCCTTGATCAGAAAAGCCTTGCAGTACGCCCTGGACGTTTCCTATCACAGAAACATTCGGCCAGAACGGAATACCTTGACCATTGAAAAGGATCTCTAAAACGATTCCTAATGCTATTAGACTTACGCCCACATCAGCCAACCCTTTAGCCCATCCTTTGATTTGGTTCATGATATCCATTGTTGGACCTCCCTTTGTTGTTATGATTCTTGCGAATCGTAATTTTATTTAGGTACCTAGTAGGAAAGTAAAGTTACCTTATTTGGTCTGCGGTGAGTATGAACATGTAAAAATATTTTAAAGTGTGTGGTTTATGATTGTTCAGTCACAAAAAAAGGGCGACCGAAGCCGCCCTTTTTGAAATAAAAATAAACCTTGGCTTATTTGAATTTTAAGTTTGTTCCGCTGTTCATTCCTACTAATCCTACGTAGTCTGCCGCGTTACCTAGTGAAGATGCAGTGTTCGTTAATTCAACGTAACCGTATCTTGTTAGGAAACCAACAACTGGTTCGAATGTAGCCGGATCTAGTACAACACCAGAAGACATTAAAGGAATGTAAGGACAATAGAACGCTGGTGCGTCTGCCTCACTTGCTCCTTTGTAACC